ACAGTCCAATAGGTGCCGTTGTATTGTATGATGTCATTAGCATGTGCTACAAGATCTTGACCATTGCTACCTCTCCATGCGATGGGTCCCCCACCATTTGGTGTGTTTAAGCTGCCAATATCATCTAATATTAAATATCTAGTATTAGTCGCTGGGCTAGTTATGCTAGCATTTACAGTGACCTTAGTTGGATCGATAATAGCATCGATAGCAGTTAAAGTATTACCTGGTGTAGTATCAACATCAACATTAAAAATTAACAAACTATTGTCTGTTGGATGATAGCTGATAGTGCCGATAACCTCAGTGACACCATCTTCTTGTAACAGCCTGACCTGGCTGATACCATTTTTGATATAGCCATAAACATTGATTAGGTTTGGCCAACTGTCTCTGGTGCCAACTTTGGTTGGTGTGCTGAGTGTCGGTTCACGTGGTGTTTCGACATCTTCCATTTTTAGTAAAGTCAACTGATTACCAATTAGCAATACACCATACATCAGAGGAGTAAAATACTGTCTCGTGCCTAGTAGATTAGTATCATTTAATACTGCATCACTGAGATTACCATCTGCATCATGTATGCTGGCAACGATTTTTTCAATAACACCAAGTTTCTTAACCTTAGCAGGAGGACTGATCCATACAGGTAATTTAAATGTTAGTGTAGCTACATCTATGGGATTTTCGGTGCCGATTGGAACACTACGACTAGTCCATGTTGGAGATTCTAAGTAAACAACACTTAAACTAGTCCAATCGATATAATTGTCTGTTGATTGTATCTCCATACCAGGATTAAACAATACCATGAGCTGTTCTAATAATTGAAGTTTCTGTTTGGTATTTGACGTCCAGATATCTACCTTTAGATCGATGGTATATGGCACAGGCATGCTACGCTCGATTGTAAAAGCATTACCCTGTCGATTTTCAAATTCCTGTGTATCTTCATTATAATAACGTTGACGGATACTCATCTTGCCAACGAATGTAGGATCTTGCACACGGTCTCTATCATATGTAACACCATTGATGTAAACAGTCATCGCCGGCGTTGTTGGCATGGCATTTTCACTCATGTTATTGATAATGGCTGCGACCTGTCGGCTACCGTCACCATAGTAAACAGGCACACGCTGTAGGGTTTTATTACCCTCTCGATCCTGACCAAATTCAACTTGGAATCCAGATATCATGCGTATGAACTGTGCTAGGAAACGCTCGATCTGTGCATCATAAAAATATTGTTGTAAAGCCGCCATTATATGTTATCCGCTGAAGGACGTAGAGCTTGTGATAAGCTCTGACGTTCATTGATTACATGTTCGTAAACTGTGTATTCTAATAGATCACCATTGACATAGGTATTACCTACTGTGATCCTAATATTACCACTGCTATTACTGATAGTATTTGTGATCTTAATACCATTGATGTAAGTTTTAGCACCATAGGTGCTGACATAAGGAACCTTGACAACTATATTACCTGTGGTAACATTGAATGACAATGTCCAAGCATTAGCCGCAGGTGTATATGCACCACTGCTGATACGTATAGCGTCCCAGGCAACACTGTTGCTCATGAACTTGTTGGTATCATTTATGAATCCACTTAGTTGTGTGGTATTAGTTGATCCTGGTGTTAGGTTAGTTCTCACAGCGTCCTCAATTTTGACCCAACGGCGACCATCGTAACGGAACAAACGATTAGGCACATAGTCTAAGCGTAGATAAAAGTCACCAACTCCGGGGCTATATGGAAATGCGATACCAGCAGCGACATTGGCACCGTTCGGTGGTAAGCCATCTCCGGTCAAGTAACCTTCTACTTTCTTGACTGATGTTAATGTAGCTGAGCTTGCGTCGTCTAATACATCGCTGGCATCATCTGTAACATCGCTAGCATCTAATCCTTCTGAATTGCCTGGATATCCCTGTGAATTTTCTGCTAAGGTATAAATTGAACTTGTGTCATATCCGCTGGCAGGAACGTCTTGTTCTGCACGGCTAACGATAGCATCGTTGATATCGATATATTTTTGATAGGTGCTTAGAACTTCGCCCAGTGTGCTGTCTGTGTTTTCACCAGCTTTAAGATTGTTAATGATATCTTTGTATTCTTGGCTATCTACTAGTGGTTGTAGTTTAACACGCCATAGATGCGGATACCATGTGGGCGCAAAACCTTCTGCGGCACGTGTGGCATCATTTACTACATAATAGCGTTTAAGTGCTACAGGTAAGCTATCATCTAAAGGATAATAGTCTTTGAGATTTGGCAGTTCCATGACATCACCAACCATGATCTTACGACCCAAGGTATCGATCATGTCATTAAGATGGAACACAGCAAACATAGTGTCACCGGTTAGGAATAAACCAAATTGTGTCAGATCAAAGTCGTTGTCATTGATGCGATAGATAGTGCGCATGGTATAGATACTGGTATCATACTTGCGATCGCGATTTTCTAAGAACAGTAGATCCTGTATGCCTAATAAGGTAGTAGCACCACCGGGTTCTGTCATGCTGACATTGCCCTGTGTTACGGGTCCTAGATATTTGTGTATGTTGACATCAACTCCACCAACTGTGAACATTTCTGAGATGCGTTGATCAAAGAACTTGTAGTCGTTGCCCTTTTCTGGACGATATAAACTTAGACGTGGCATGCATAGATCCTATTATCTAGTATTTATCGACATTGACAACTACACCAAAATGTGTTATACTTGTATTATGGCTGAAATTACTCAGAGTTTAGATTGGGCTAAAGTTCAAATTGAACTAGAAGCACCTGCACACAAGATGAAACGCTATACCCAAGACATGTTGAAAATGAGCAGTGCTATAGGACACATGGTTAAGCGTCTCAGCGAAGAGGAAATTAACTGTCGTAGACAAGGTCGCCAGACCCAACGTCACAAGGAATTATTAGCCAAAATCAATGAAGAAATAGCCAATTATGAACGATATCTGACTTTTGGTGTGCTATTAAATGGTTGACAATTCTACCAAAAGATAGTATAATACACATAATAAAGGAGTGATTAAATGCATGATTTTATTAGAAAACTATGGAATAGCAAGGGCACTATAGCTGTTATATTATTGATAGCTATATTCGTTTGGGTTTATAATTTGTATCCTGCGAAAAAACCCATAATACCGCATAAACCCGTGGGCAAGACAGTGGAAGAAATCATAGCAACTCCAGTGGATATTGTCCAAGAAATACCCTGGGACAAGGATTTTAAATCAGCAGTGGAGCCTATGTAATGGAATATAAATGGAGCCAACCCTATCCCGGCGAAAGCCGTTATGAACGCCTATTCCGTGCCCAACGTATCCTACAGCTATCACGCCATGTGATGTTGCTAGATACCGTAGAGCCAGTCAAAGATTTAACAGAAGCGGCTAAATATCTCATGAAGTTTAGATTGGAGAAATAGTATGGGAACACCAGTGTATATGGATATCAGTGAAGCTTATAGCATCGTGCAGTGGCACGGTGAAGAATATGGACATCACAATCTCTGGGGTGCGTTAAACAGCATGGAAGAAAACTGGGATGACTTAGACTCAATGGAACGTGCGGCCTATAAACAGGTCAAGCGTGAATTAGAACGAGAACTTCTTGCAGTCCGTGTCTTAGAAGATGACGGACAACCAGATTAGTTGACAGATAAGATAAATCCTATATAATTAAATGATTAACTAAGGAACTAGCATGGCGATCAAGATTGACGGAATGAAAAAGAAAGCTAAAGTTACTAATATCAACTTTAGCGATGAAAAATATACTGGGACAGAACCCAAATGGGACTATGATCGTGCCTTGACTTTTTCAGATGAGGAATTTGATCATCACCTACGCAAGAGTTTCCGTTACTACAATTATTATTACAGTCCTAAAGATCTCAAAAAATATGTAGTAGCTTGGTTGCGACAACACGAAGGTGATAAAGGTGTGCATGTCTTAGACAAGACCACCATCGATCAATATGCACGTTCAGCTGATAATCTTACACCATTTACAGTCTGTGCTTTGATCAAAGCTCATGAACAGGGCATGCCTCTGCGTGACAAACATGTAGAATATATCCTTGATGCTATCAAGCGTGTGTTATTGTTAAAGGCAGATGATGAAGAAGAAGTAAAGAAAGTAGACCCTAAACCGCAGGTACGAATTCCAACGATTCAAGACCGCATGAATGAAGTAGCTAAGAAACATATCCTTTATTTTGAAATACTTGAAGATGCACTATTCGCAGGTGAAACTGTAGATCCCAAGGCCTACGAATACTTAGTCAAGAATCTAGTGCCGCAGGCATTGATTTCAAAGATACAGGCAGTGTTTGAACCACGCCATGCAGAAGTTAAAGAAGCACGCCGGGGCGAATGCGAACAGCTTAAAGAAGCCTACAGCCACATGAAAGCCGCAGACTATAAACGTTATGACGCTTTCTATGACAAACTGTTCCAAGACTTGGCCGCATACAATCAAACTAAAAAAGCTACTAAGAAAGCCGCAGTCCGTAAACCACCACAAAAAGAAAAACTAGTTAAGAGTCTAAAATATCTCAAACAAGATACTGCACTCAAGATAGTTTCAATAAATCCAGTAGATATCATAGGTGCTCAGGTATTATGGGTCTACAATGTTAAAAATCGCAAGATTGGCAAATACATAGCAGAAGATGTAGGTGGCGCATTGGGTGTAAAAGGCACTACGATCACTGGCTACGTTGAAAGCAAAAGCACACAGAAAACACTCAGAAAACCTGAAGAACAGATTAAGCAATTCTTAGCCAGCAGTAAAGTTGACCTACGTAAATATATTGAAAATATCAAGACCACAGAAATAAAACTTAACGGTCGTATTAATGCTGATACGATCCTATTAAAAGTCCAGTAATCCCCTCAAGATAGCGAAATTATCCTGTTGTCGATAATAAATACACGATAACAGGATAATTTAAATGTCTGAACTACCAGCAAACGTATCACCAACCGGCAATCTAACTGCTAATCTAAGCCTCACTACAGAAAGTCTTTTCAGTGCCAACACTGGCACAGGTGCTGGACATATCGCTTTTGACGCTAACTTAATAGCACAGCTTACTTCGTTAGACAGCCAAAAAAATCTGATCAAAGATTATATACGTTTGAGAATGGGTGACCAGATGATTGATGTCGAAGCCGACAGTGATCATTATGAGATGGGTATCAAACAGGCTTTGATACGCTATCGCCAAAAATCGGCCAATAGCGTAGAAGAAAGCTATGCATTCTTAGACATCTATCCAGAAACACAAGAATACATATTGCCCAATGAGATCATGAACGTTCGTGCAATGTTCCGTAGAGGTATTGGTAGTGTATCAGGCACAACTGCTAGCCAGTTCGAACCTTTCGCATCAGGATATCTAAATACCTACATGCTGGTAGCAGGACGTGTTGGTGGACTAGCCAGCTACGAACTGTTTACAGGATATCAAGAACTAGCTATGACCATGTTCGGCGGCTATATCAACTTTACTTGGAACAAGGTCACTAAGAAACTCACACTGGTCCGCAAGATACCAAATCAAGGTGCTAATTATGATGAAAATCAAGCAGAAAGCGTGTTATTACATCTAGACAACTATAAACCAGATATCATGCTGCTAAATGATCCGGGCACATTCCCTTGGATACAGGATTACGCTTTGGCATTTGTGCTGATAGCAGTAGGTAATGCCCGTGAAAAATTCGCTACTATAGCAGGACCTCAAGGCGGAACCAGCCTAAACGGCACAGCACTCAAACAAGAAGGTAATGAACTACTACTCAAACTTGACGAAGAAATCAAGAACTATGCAGATGGTGCTATGCCATTGACCTGGGTAATTGGTTAAAAACACATAGACAACTGTCTAAAACTCTCGTAAAATAGTATATCAACTAAGGGGATTTCAATGAGTCAAGTCATCGGTATCGTGGGCTTTATCGGTTCAGGTAAAGACACTGTAGCAGATTATCTAGTTAACTTCCATGGGTTTCGGCGAGAGAGCTTTGCGAACAGCCTAAAAGATGCTGTGGCACAGGTTTTTGGTTGGGATCGCGACATGCTAGAAGGTCGTAGCAAACAGTCAAGAGA